CAGAAGAGGAGTTGAAAAAACACCAACCACAAAGAATTGCGAGGTATGTGGAAAAGAAATACATAAGAAGTATGTGGAATCTTGGGCTAGGTGGAAAAAAAAGAAGTTTTGTTCTAAAGAATGTGTTATAAAAGGAGCTAACTACAAAGCTCCATCAACAGCTTTTAAAAAGGGAGACAAACCCCATAATTTTAAAGAAGAGGGATATGGCTATTCTGCAGTTCATCAATGGCTTTTAAGACATTATGTTAAGTCTAGGAAGTGTGAGAGATGTGGTTATGAAGGAGATACTGACTGGGCAAATATTAGTGGAGAATATAAAAGATCAATTAAAGACTATACAGAACTTTGCAGATCTTGTCATGCTAAAGAGGATTCTATTAATCCTAAAAAACCTAAAATGATTCAGGGAGATTAAAAACTACTCCTTTAATTATGTAGCGAAATGTGCTATGGTTACATTATA